TATACTGAAAACTGTCGATGATGACGATGCCGGGGCTCTTGCGTTTGTCGAGGCGCTCACTGAGGCGGTCGATGGGCTCCTTGTCGAGCACCTGGAAGCGCCGGCTGACGTCTCGCATGCCGTGGCGCAGCATCGATTTTTGGAGACTGAGGCCCGTGCCTTCTTCCAAACTGTCATAGAGTACCTTGTCGAAGCGACAAAGGTATTTTGCCAACTGCATCACGAATGATGTCTTTCCATTGCCCGATGAACCCCAGATGATCCACGTGCCGGTTTTTGCTGGCTTACCAAGGGACGCTTCCCATGGACCGTCGAACTCCAGCGTTGGTATCTTCATTTCGAGGATTTCGGTCGGACTGTATGCTCTTTTGTGCTTCATTGCGGTTGGGATTTGTGGTTAATACGTGGAAAATCGCTCCGCTCTGCAGGGCTGATATACGGTTGTATTGGTGCGTTTCATGCCATTATCTCCTTCTTTATCTTCTCTATTTCGGTATAAACGCGCCGCAGACCGCCGCCAGATAAGTTCACAATCTGGCGAATGTCCGCACCTTCCGGAGCATTGATCTTCGCAACAATCGCAGCCTGTGCGCGCAGGAACTTCTGGCGTTCTTTGCCGTCGTCGGGCGTCACTCGGCTGAACGTATCGCCGTAGCGGCTGAGGATCTCGGTGTAACCCACCTTTTTTCCTTCCACGAAGCGGTTGATTTTCTCCTTCAGTCCGTCGGCGCCCATCATATACCAGGCGCAGCATCGCTCGGTGGCATTCCACAGGGCTTTCAGTTCGAGGAATGCTTCATACTGCAGGTCGCCGGCCTCGTCGAGAATGATGAGCGGTGTGTCGATGACGCGCAGGTATTCCACCAGGTCGTCGTAGATGTCGCTGTAGCGCCCGATGCTGCTCACACCGAACTCCTTTGCTATCTTGCGCACCAGCTTGAGCTTGGTCTTTACTTGTGAGCAATCAATGTAAACAGCGTTCTTATGCGACTGGGCGTAGGTCTTGGCGGTGAACGTCTTGCCTATGTTCGGCATGTCGCACAGGATGGCACTGATACCACTATTTTGGCACAACTCCAGCTGTGTGGTAACGAACGTATAGGTTGGCGTCTCTGCTACCCTCCATTCCATCTCCTTACGCAGCACTACGCCAAGCCTGCGGGCCATGCCCACCCAGTTGGCATCGCTGATTTGGCGGTCAAAATTGCCTTTCTTGATGGCGTTATACACGCTTGCACTAATTCCTAAACTCACGGCGTGCTTTGCATCGCTGGGATAATTTGTACGGTCGCCCATGATGGCGCTCGTGATTTTTTGCTTGATGTCGTCTGTGATTTTCATCTTATTGCTGTTTGAATGTCATTAGAATGTTGTTCTTATATGGATGCAACACCGGCATTTGCCCAGCGTCTTGTGTCCATATATTCTCCGTAGTCTTCGTCTTCCTGTGGAAGTGTTTTCACCTCAACAGGACTGGCGGTAATAGTCTCAGGAATAATGTCGTCTTCTTTGGGGATGATGGCGACCTTGGATATCTTCTCGTCCTTCATCATCTTATCGAACTGGCTCACATACTTTGCCTGCTCTGTGTAGGCAGCCTTGTCGGCATCCGTCTGCTCGGCGGTGGCTTCGTTGTAGCGTTCTACCTGCTTGCAGGCACAAATGTATTCGCCGTTCTGCCACAGATATACCTCACCGATGTCCCCATCAGCATCAGCTAGCCAGTAAGCATCCACCTTCATGTTTCTCGGAGCCAGCTTTTCTATCTCGTGCGGAGTGGGCAATCCATACTGCTTGTATTGAACAGTGCAGTACATATTCTGCTTGATGGTAGTCTGCGTATGTTCTCCGATATAACGGTAGAGGATAGGTTTGTCCCACGGCTTCAGGTCTGGATTCTGACGAGCTGCCAGCACATCCCAACGTGTCATGCCTGGATACATCTTTTGATTCGGGTGCAACTGGTGGTTGTAGTCGTTGATGGCTCTGATGTCATCGGCCACAAGCTCCTCGTAGGCGTAACTCTTTTCGCGCCACGTATTGTTGAGTTCATCATATACTTTCTCAACCTTCGGACGGTTTGCCTCCAGTGCTGCATACCATCTTCCTATACCTACCTGCAGCCGTTTCTCCGTTCCATACTTCTTTGCCCTATTGAAATGTTCGGCACGTTTTTCGCGGGAGTTGCCGGGGTTGCACCAGCGTATCATCGGAAATACCACGCCTGCCTTCATCAATCCATCCGAAAACGTTGACACCAGGTGATGTTCTACCTCGAGTTCTGCCGGTATGTACCAGCCGTTTCTGTCAAGCGTCTGAAACATATTGCGCATGCAGTCGAGGAACAAATCGCGAGTCTTCAGACGGTTATAGGCGTAGCCGACCACGCAACCGCTCACTACGTCGTAGGCGTAGTAGGCTTTCACGCGCTGACCATTGTGCATGGGGCGAGGCAAATCGCGGTCGTCGAGGGAGATTTTGCTTAGCGAATAGACGCCATGCTTGCGCAGATGGTAGGGGCGATAGCGGTTGTTGAAGTCCCACTGCGTGTCGTGTAGTTTCGACCTCAGCGCCCTATTTTTGGGCGTGTTCAGGTAGTTGGCGATGGTGGCTTCGCTCAACACCAGCGGATTACCCTTCTTGTCGGTGAAATTTGTGGGCTCAAAGACTTCGCCTGTTTCCACGTCGGCCACCACGAGTTCGCCTTGTACAAACATGTTATACATCTCCGCTACGGTTGCATTGTATGGACGCTCCGGCAGACTGTCAAGACTTAATATCAAACGCTCAATGCGGTAGTTCACCTTTCTCGTGTTCTGATTCTTGAACTTGCCGCTAATCAGAGCTTCGTAGCCGTTCTTCTGGAAAGCGTTCACGCGCTCACGAAACCGATGAGGACTCAACGGCAGCGTGTGACGAAACTCCNCCTGGTAGTAGCTGATGGCCCCGGCCATCTCGCCCCAGTTGATAGNAGTNCCGTTCATCGCCTTACGCATGATGTTCGTATCGGCCATCACGGCAAGCACAGCCTTCAGTACGCTCGCATTAACCGTATATTCGTCGATGTGCTGGGGCGGCAGGGCGCTGCCGTCGGGGGAAGCGGTAGCGAGTGTAGTAGCTTCGTGCGNCAGCATCCAAATGGTAGTGCTGCGCAAACCATTCTTTCAGAATGTCAACTTCCATATCTCCGTACTTTGCTTTGATGCGCTCTTTGAAACGGACCGGCAACGTGGCAACTTCGACCAGAGCATAGTTGCCCAGCCCTCTCCCTGGACGCACTATATTGATCTGGCCTCGTTTGGCAAGCTGCTTATAGTTGGCAACAGTCATGATGGGGGCAAGTATGTCTTGCGGCAATTCCGTGGGGTCGCGGCCGTTCAACGTGCGGCTGTGACTCCAGTCCACCTCGCCATTCAACGCCCGCGGGCGGTCGTCGTAGGTCAGGTCGGTGGCCGAAATGCACAATATCTTGCCACAGTACTCCATATCAATAGCTCATGGCCAGCTGTCCTGCTGCCTTTTGAATCTGCATAAATGTGGGCACGTCAACATTCACATGGCTCTCCTTCAACTCTCCGTCGGCATACACATCGACATCGCCCGTGCGCTTGGAGGCCACGATCTTCACGTGTTCGCCCAGCGACTGCACGATGGTGTTGTCAACGGTGTTGTGCGTGGTCTCCATCTGCTGCAGCACATCCCAGTTCGACGTGCCGCCCAGCTGGGTCAAAGCTACATAGCGAATGCGGCGTGCCATCTGGCTGTTGACCTCGTAAGTGAGGGCTTTCCACACCTGCACATTGCTGCAACCGAAAATCTCGCGGAGCTTGGCCTTGGCCTTCTCCTCTACAAAAATTCGTTTCTTCATATTCTTTTCTGTTGTTGGTTTATATTTTCTCTTTGTTTTTTCGTAACTTTGGCGCCACATTAAAATCATTAACGCCATGGATAGAAAAGTTATAAGGATTACAGTCTTGCAAGAAACTTCCGGTAATGATCTGCTCGAGCAAGACATTCGAGACCTTCAGATGTTGGCCCAAGCGTTGCATATTCCTCTAAAGCCTCATCGATTAGCACTTCTAAACAACGTCTTCGAGGTGCCTTTGGATCAAATACCCGATCAACTACGCGCTCCCCTGCTGGACTTATTTGAACTACTAACAGTGTTACACCCTCAATACTGGGTCGAAGCTCGAACCTACTCGATCGTTTCATTTCATCTGTGATGTAGATGCTTTTTACTATCATATAGCCTTACTTTAGGTTCTTGTTTACATACTCCTGGTCCTCTTCCCACAACGGGAAGCCCATCTCTATCTTCGCAAA